CAGTTGTCTAGGACACATGTAATATAAATATCACATATGCCCCACCCCGCGGTCCCCACGAGGATTTAAAATATTTCCTAAACAGAAGGAAATGGTACATTGTAACGGACAATAGGACTGCCCAAGAAGAAAAATAATGAAAAATCTTCTCCAGCCGCACAATGCAAATCTAAGGAGCATCTAGTACCCGAACTATGAGATACATCTGTTCCAATAATAAATGCATCTGCAAAAGTAGCATCTGCTGTATAATCAGCTCTCTTTCCAGGTGCAAAACGGGTATTTTGTTGGAAAGGACTCTCCCATTCGAGAGTTGGTGCTATCTGAGTTTGGGTTTGTGTAGATCCAGAAGAAGTCGGGTACGAACTCAAGTGCAAGGCTCTAACTGCTGCAGCCTCAGATGTAGAAGTCCAAGGCAATTCAGTCTGTGAATATGCAGGCCAAGAACCAGAAGTACGAATTACTTCAAGTTTACCCATAAAATTTACAGGTCCAGTATCTTGATATAAAGCTTTCCACTTCACGCCACCTCTGCGTGCTAAGTAAGCTGGGGTGAGCCAATTCATAAGAGTCATCCTGGAAAAATTATAAGCATCGGCTTCTGGTAAACCAGTAGGATATATAGCATTGGGAGCGTAACCCTTATGATAAGGAAAGGCATTCATCTCAATACGCCAAGTACCATTAAACGCGCCAATGCGCGACGCTCTAGAATGTAAATTATATCTTTTCAAAAGTTGACGAAAAGACACAATGGTTTCACCAAAAAATACATGATCATAAGCATCATCCGTAGATACGGGAGATAACATAGTATGCTCAGGATTTTGCATCAATGGTTTACTAGGCTCAGAGGTTGTGTCAGTAACGGCTAAATTCGTACCGTCCTCATTCCCCATTTGTGGTGACATTTGGTTCAAATATGCATCCAAATCAACTACGCTACGAGGTTCCTCACCAACCTGAGGCTCCGGAAAAAATGAATAATTTTCTATCTGACTGGTTGGATTACGAAATTGAATGTCATCACCAGCTGATACGAACACATTCACGTTTACATCATTATCTATGGTACTATTAGGTATGGTGAGTTCGTTTACAACGTAAACACGTAACACGCCATTAGCTCTGTTGCCAGGTGCTGTAGCGTTTTCATAAACGGAAAATGGTGGTATGGTGTCAACCCTACCATTAATTCCGGGAGGAGCAATTAAGCAATAAGGCTTATCGGACCCCCAACCTATCTGTACCGTGAAATCCTTCTCCTCAGCGATATCAATTATGTAAGTATAATTAGTGTTATATTCGTTTGATTGAAAACCATGAGGATCATATACAATCTTCAACCGGCCCTTATGAAAACTGGACGAAACGACTTGAAATCTATATTTCATCGATCCATACCAATTCCTAAAAGGCATAGCGGCAAAAGCACAGGCTGGTAAATGCATTTCACCTGGAGTGCCAAGATCTAAATATCTCCAAATCATAGGAGTAACCTCAGCTTGCCACAGATGAGTTTCAGCTGTATCAGAAATCTTCCATGGAAATGAAGTCAAATAACTCTCTCTGCAAGCAATAGATGAAATAGTCATCTCGTCCGTTGCAGCCACACCAATTGTCGTGGGATCGACTGTAAGTTCCTGCTTAGCATCAACACTCAATTTAACCGCAGTATCACCCACATTAGTATTAGCCATATTACCCATAAGCGTAGGCCTATAATAACTAATATCGGAAATATTGTTTGGTCTAGAATAACCAAATGTTGAAGCAATAGAACTGATCGCACTAGCCGCCAATTGTGTAGCACGTGCATAATTACCAATATAAGGCACTTGTTTCAAATTACCAGCAACACGAGCCACCACAGAGGCAGGACGTGAAACAGGTCCTTTACCATACTCATCCTCACTACCAGCTTGTGGTGCCAAAGCACCTGGTTCACTGGATGTTGGCACAGCCAATGCTACGTCCTCTGCCCACGCAAAAACTGAAACAGTAACGGAATCTGATGCACCATTTGCATGTTTTAACATTTGCATCGTATGGAGGGTCAATTCACCCATATTTCTCCACTCTTGATCAGGAATTTCCATATAATTGTCATACCAAACAAAAGGTAAAGTCATAGAACCACCCTGTGATGTGGTGGGATCGAGATAGATATGTGGTCGTTGGGATGACTCAACAATATCTGCCTCGAAAAAACCTCTATCTACCGTAAATTGATCTAATGTAGGTAGAGGATTGTATGATAAGATAGCTCTTCCATAATGAAATCCATTACCATTAATAACTACCTTAACACACAATTTAGCTCTCAACAAAGCAAAATTAGATATTCGGTTTAAAACACGAGGATTCTCGAAAAAGTTAGTCCACGGATTAAAAACCTCGAATAATGTAGTTCCCGTCCCCCAATCAAAAGACTGGATTTTAATAGGACGAGAGAAAAAATTTCCAAGATCAGCATCATCATTATCGACTATAGAGTATGTAGAATCATTAACGCTAGCAACAGAATAATCATACGATGGATTCTGATCTTTAAATGATACCATTTCAGACGTGGTATCTTTCGTCGTTTTGTTAATTTGTACGTTAAATTTACTAGTGAACCACTATATTTTTCTTCACACATAATCGGCTCAAATCATGTTGAAGTGCGCATTATTTCGAATGGGCCAATTTCTCCTCTAAATAGAGGTATCCCTTTTGTGGAACGCCCTAGAGTGCAAAGCCTCACATCTTACACATAACACACAATGTATAAACTGTGGGTAATCCATATACACAATCGATTTTTGCTTTGCCTTAGCAACCAGAATCACCTGGTTTTGCGCTATAATTTTCGTGCCATTTGACTATAGCTTCATCATAAGACACGTCGAGCATATCACACATATGTGCAATACCAGCCCTAGAAGCAATAATATGCATCTGATTTCTACGTTTTTCATATGTACGCAATCCATGATTAAACCATTCGCGTAAAGCGGAATCTATATTTTGGGCACACGCTTCCTCCTCCGTCAATGGTGCATCCTTTCCGCGTCGATAATTATGTAAGGATTTAAATATCGAATTATCCTCAAGGGCACCTAAATGACACCCAAGTTTAGGATGATAAACACTAGTACGCTTGAGAAACTCTGCATGATCGTCGTGCATATATTCTGTTAAATCACTCTCCTTATCTGGCATTGTATAAGATTGGCCAAACTCAGCCAAAAAACGAGAGCAGCCCTTTATATTAAACTTGGGACGTTGTGCACTAACAGAGCCTTTATTATCATCACCATAAGTGATTATGGAAACGTAATCTCGAAAATTATCATCAAATGAATACTCCGAATAATAAAAACATCTCAAATTCAAACTACCAACAATACTATTAATAATCACTGTTAATGAATTACCACTAATATGAGTACCCTCAATCAATCCTATCAAATCGCCATTATAAGCTATGAAAGCGAATACAATATCACCGCTCATAGCTTCCATAACCCGAATATCCTCTTCTGAATAATCCATTTCTCTGGCAAAATCAATCATAATGCGCAACGCAGCTTCAATTAACTGTGCAGGCATACGTTGATCATATTTCGAATAATCACCCGCAAAAATACGATCTTTACCATGAGTTATCATGTATTGATACAATTGTTCCCATTCACTGCCATGAGAATTAATACCAACAGCACACTCACTAAGAAGTGGATTCATCTGTATGAATCTAATTATCGGTAAAAAATACATACGCACCAAATACGTTAAAGCAATAGGATTGCCATAAAATATTCTACATTTCTCCTTGGACAAGGGTAAAGCCTCATCTTTCTTACAAGCTTTAGCTATTGTATATGCCCTTTGGCCATTTTTATAAATATTATGGCATCTCTCGATCTCAGCCATAACTTCAGGGGTAAATTCGCGATTGCATTGGTATTCCTCAGTTGGGTACAAATCTATCACATGCCTCTTTTTGGGTCCTCCCAATGGGAAACCAATAGAAGTATCCAGCTTAATTGCATCAATAAATCTCTTACCAGGGATTCCAAGCAATGTTTGCTTAGAAGTTAAAGGTTTAGACTCCCTCCACGATGGAATATCACGTATAAGCTTAATAAGGGGCATTTTATAGTCCCTTGAAGCTCGTATTAATAAGCTAAAAGGAAAACTTATGGCAGGCACGCTCAATACTTCAATACACTTCTGCCAACCAAACCAATCAGGCTTAAATTTGGGAGGACCCCAAATATTGGCAACACCTGTAACGTCCTTAACGATATCACTTATTATAGTTTGTGAAACGTCACTATAATAAGTTGCACCGCCCACACAGGATCCATAGTATGTAACTTGTGAATTTTGAGGCATGTAATTAAGACTACTCTTAATAGACATCGGTTCGTCCGTCATAATCTTTTTGTCCATAATTACTGGCTGAAAATCACCACCCGCTCCGGTTATGAGCACCGTATCAATCTTCCGTAATTTATCACATGCTGAAGATAATTGCTGTTGAGTCAAGCATGCACTACACCCATATGGCTTATCGGATATGCCACCAAGGTGAATACCTGCAATAGCTGATCCTTTAGTTTGAGATATCAAAACTGCACCACATAGACCCTTAAAAGTATTGTGGGACAAGTTATTATACTGATGACCTCTCCAATTTCCACACCCATTGCCAGTAACACACGATTTTCCTTTTCCAAACATATCAATAACATTTCCATCCTTAGCTCTCCAAATCATATGGAAGCAAACATCTGGCAAGCTGCCAACTGGGAAATGTTTAATAATATTGGCAAAAGAACCTCCTGTGGGACTATAACACACACGAAGATCATAATTTGGTATGGGTATAGACGTCAATACAGACAATCTTGTACGAAACTTACAACCCGACTTACTAGGATCGAAGCCATAACAAATAACATCAAATTCGCTAGCAATGCTAAAATAATGATCCGGAACAAGACAAACATTAGATTTGAGAAATAAGACATTAACCATCAAAGGGGGCTTATCATCTGAATATCGCATGGAAGCATAAAATAGATTTTTCTTAATTTTATGCACCAATTGATCGCATGTAGATGTCTTACGATCAATGGGTAGCTCCTGACGTACCACGCTTGTCCATATATTAGCTTCTGCATCTCGCTCAGCAATATGATTAGCATTGGTAGGCATTAAATTGCCTTGTGCTTGCAATTTACGCCAAGATCGTAAAAAACGAACAAAAATATATACAGTGGCCATTGTTGCACAAGCACTACAAAAAACTTTCATATTTGCTGCTTTGCGATATTTGATCAATAAATTAAACAATTGTGATGATTCCCGGTATTGATTTATAATAGTAGTGCAACCATGGCGACATCTAGCAATAATTAAATATATTGCAAGAAACGTCAAAATAAAACTATAAATTCCTTCAATATAATTATATGTAGTTATGTTTAAAAAGAATAAAAGCAACAAATCAAATAAAAGAGAACGGCTCAACTCCTCTCTATGACGCCACACTGTATAAATAACAAGATATTTGTTATTAAAACAAAAAGATGGCAGCCATAGCAATATATTGAAATTATTATAAAAGTTCATGGCCTTATCAAAAGCAATATAACCAACGTCATGACAATGAGAACCAACCTTGTTTAGCTTATTAACTATGTCAAACCCATAATGTGGCTCGATAATATGCACTGGACAAATCCCTGCAATATGATAACAACCATCGACATTGCATTTTTTCATAGCACCAGCCCTATAACCTTGACCTAACAACAATTGCTGCTGCGCGTCACGATGTTCATTGAATTTCTCAATTAAATATTGAATGGCTACTTGGGATGAAATATTAATCATTTTAGTACCCTTCCAAGTGACAGGTTCGTAATTTGCTACAGAAGCCAAATCTTGAGGTGCTACAGCTTGTTCAATAGTTATATCCCAAATATCGTCGACCAAAGGAGGTCGATATTCACCATCGGTAGTGTAAAAATCAATAATTTTAGTGGAATCAATACCACAGGGCACTCCATTTGAATCCAATCTCTGAAATTGATTCTTAGCATGCACAGTAATAATATAGTGCATACGTCTTTGAATAGAATAAGGACAATTAGAATATGCGTAAGCATCTAAATCCTTCTTATTTGTTGTAACAATAACAATTTTAGGTTCAATAAAACATTTTCCCTTAGACTCAATTTCCGCCTTTGGAGCATAACTCTTCTCATTATTACACAAATCAATAATCAAACGAGTAGGTGGTACTTGTACCTTATCAGCCTTTTCGTTGGCCATATCATCAACAATAGCGACTAACTTGTCTGATGTCCATGTAGACATATATTTATCAGCAGCATTAATACTAGCACGATATTCTTTACCACAAGGTAAATTTGCAGAAGTTAATAATGCATCGACCAAAAGCTCTCCAAATGTGGTCTTGCCTTGAGAACTATTACCAAATAATTCCAATGCGAATGGAGCCTCTCGAATGCCACCAGCAACTTTCAAAGCAACAAAATCATTACGAATAGTAAGCAATTTACAAATCCTATCGCTAAAAAGTTTCTTTTCGAACCCTTTAAAAGAGCCCGACATCTTACGCAATTTACTGGTAAGATTCTCAAGACGCCGATCAAACTCATTCTCTGAATGGGAAGTAAATTTTTCAAGGTTTCCAGATCTTGTTAAATCCCACCATTGCATAATCAAATTATACTCATCATCCAGCTCAAGTGATTCTTGATCACCAATTAATAAAGGTTTCAAAGAACCTCTCTTGAAACACATATAAGCTCCTTCAACAAAATACGTGACGGTGTTAACAATAGCATCAAGCAAATCAAATGAATCGCGATGTTTGACAATAGCTTCCTTGGAAAATAACTTAAATCCCCCAACACTAAAATCCAACACCGATGCATTACATAACCCTGCAACAACAAGCACACTAATAAAATTAGAGACTTGACTAAATAGCTTATTGTTCTTAACAATATTCCAGTTGTCAGTAACACTTCGAAAAGCCTCCAACCATCGCGGGGATTCAAAATTTTCATCTCCACCCTGCGATTCGATCATCAAGCTTTCAATATAAGCGTAAACCATACCAGACATCGAACCATTAAAATGCTCGCGCGTATATAAGTATACAATGGCTAAAATCTGCTTAACACTAACTGCTTCTCTAACAGACAAAAATAATGCCAACAATCCTTCGATTTCTCGCACTATATTGTCGGGTAAAACTATACTAGCCATCTGGGCTAGATTCTCAATATGATCAAGAATAACAGGTAATTTTTCCACACCAAATTGTGTGGAAAATTTCTCCAATCTACGATGTTCCTTTCGCAGATCACGATCCTTACCAGAAATTTTACTTTCATAAATTTCCGTAAGGTCGTCTTTAGACATGTTTTCGGCCCAATTAAGGGCTGAGGACATCTGGTCCTCGTTGCCGATTTGAAATTTAAATTCGTTAATGCTCGCTGAGCTTCGCAATTTCATAATGTTCATGAAGGTAAAACGATCAAATGAACGCTGATCAGACTAATCTTAAACTTCAACTAAAGCAAACTTAAATCTAAACACGGTCACGCCAATCACAACACAAATAGGCTTTAAAAGCACTTACGATAGTGTCATACATGACTACACCCGCGAGTTCCTCACAAATACTCAAAAAGGGGGAAGAAACACGTCTTCGCTATACCACTTCTACTTCACAATAACTGTAATCTGGTTCGGCCAAACCAGTGTCTAATGAAATAGGTTGATATATCTTCCGCCTAAATGCAAAAAGGTCTTACCCTAAGCACTTGATATTGAATCATAGAAATAAATGTACAATAGTATCCAAATAAGACTCAAAATATTGGATATTTAAGACCACTAAATCCATGTGGCCAGCAATATCATCAAGTAGATTACCACAACTACTTTCAATTGCCAAAACAAAACCTATTATATTTCAAATAGGGTGTGGGATTGGTAATACGAACTCCCACTAAAAAGTGAATTTAATATCCCGGGCACTAAAATCCGGTAAGATAAAATGAAACTAAACAAATAAAGTTAACTATAAGAGATAACACAAATATAACTAATAAAAAGCGACCTAACGCTTATTACTAGTCAAATGAAACTCCG